AACAAAAATTAGAAAACATGCGAATAAATTTAAAAAAAATGTTTCTGATTCTATTACTCCAAATATCACATTAATCTCCTTAAGTTAATCGTAATTAGATGATTCTATATATTTCTTATATTTAATTTCTTCTACCTCCTTTTCTGTTAAATCAATAAGAATAAAAGTATCAGCTACAACATATTTTTCATCTCTATTAGGACATCTATCATCTATGTATTCATTGAAAAAACATTGATGACGATGAGCTATTGAAATTGCATGTTCAAATGTAACGTTATCTCTTAATTTTTCATCACATAATCTACAAATTAATTTATTCATGATTAATCCCTCAACCAATGCAACTTGCACTCGCCTTTTATTATGAATTTAGCTGTTCTTAATATTCCATTATGCATATACTTTTTGTTTTCTGGTTTCCTGCATTCTTGGTAACTCATTTCTTTTTTATGAAATGGCATGGCTTGACCATTTACTATTCTCTTTCCTAAAAGATAGAAGGCTTTTATGGTGTAAGTTAATCTATTCATTTCTCATTTCCTTTTGTTTATTTATGTGTTCTTGATGAAAAGAAGTATATGGCAAAATGCCATAATGTGTCAACAGGTATTTAACACTTTATTAACAAATATTTACTTTTTTCAAAATGCCATATATAATTGAGTAAATTTTGAATATATATACATAGAGATCATATGAAATTTGACTTACCGACAACTGAAGCTATATTGCAAGATCTTAGAGATGAAGTACCTTATAAGTATGCTGCTGAGAGCAATGGTGTAGCAATGAGCACATTGCAATTGTGGTTAGATAATGGAATGAAAGATATCAAAGAAGGCAAAACTGAATCACACTATGCTCAATTCCTGTTAGCAGTAAGGAAAATAGAGAAAGAACGAATCAAAAGACATCAGCGTAACATAGCTTCAGAAGAGCGAAGCCATAAAGGTTCTGAGTGGATATTAGAGCGCGCATTTTGGAAACAATTTGGCAAAGCATCTGAAATTGACTTAAACGAACGTGTCGAGAAACTAGAAAATAAGGCGAATGATAATGTACTCAAGACCGAAGCAAATGCGGGACAAACAAGAGAAGTTAATCAAGAAGGTTCCGCCGATGAAGCGGGGAACGAAAGCTAAGTCAATCATGGTAGATGGCGTTGAATCTAATCCACGCCGAGGCAAAGGGATTATATTAACTAGAACGCTACGAGGTGTTCGAAAGTGAAATGTCCTTATTGTAGACATACTGAATCTAAGGTTTTATATACTATTTATGTTTCATCCAGAAAAGATACTGTGAGACGTAGAGAGTGCTTTGGATGTGACCGTAGATATACCACTGAAGAAATAGTAAGAAGATTAGATAAGAAGGCAGAAGATGCAAAGAAGCAGTCTGCTTAATAGAATCAAAGAGCTTGAGCAAGGCTTTGATAGACGCGAACATCAACATATCGTATTTGCTAACAACAAAACGTTAGTCACTCATTCGGATGGAGATAAAATTTATATCCCATCACCAACTGGAATCAAATTCAATCAAGGCGGTTATTTTGTCGATGTAGTTATGGGTCCATATGGTTCGGGCAAGACAACCATGTGCTTACATCGCATTGTTAACATGGCATGCGCAATGCCTAGATGGTATAAAGGTAGACGTAAAGCTAGATGCTTAATAATACGTAACACATACGGTGAATTATACTCTACAACGCTCCAGTCTTGGTTATCATGGTTTGGTGAGCTAGGAGATATACGAAAGCGCCAGAAGCCCGTATTAACGTATGAGCACACATTTAATGACGGCCATGGAATGGTTGAGCTAGAGATGATGTTCCTGGCTTTGGAGAAAGAGGACGACATTAGAAAGCTTAAGTCATTAGAGGTGACTTTTGCTTATCTCAATGAGATGTCAGAATTGCATCCTGCTGTGTTAGCCCATTTAAAGGGTCGTCTCAATGGTCGTTATCCATCCAAACAGTTCTGCGACCAACCCTATTGGTCAGGCATCATAGCCGACACCAATCCACCGGATGAGGATCACTGGCTGTACAAGACGTTTGAAGAAGAAAGACCAGAAGGATATAGGCTATTAAAACAACCTCCAGGTCTCATTAAAAGCGAACAATTCGGATTGGTAGACAATCCAGAACATGATAACTATCCGCATCTAACATCTAAAGATTACTACAAAAAGATGTCTATAGGTCAGACTCAGGAATATATAAACGTATTCTGCATGGGATATTATGGGAGCGTCGGACTAGGTAAAAAGGTTTACCCAGAGTTTAATAGTGATGTGCATTCAAAAGAACATATAGAGCCATTGCAGGGTGAACCAATTCATGTTGGATGGGATGGTGGATTAACCCCAGCTTGTCTAGTAGTGCAGTTCACACCAAGAGGTCAGTTATTGGTTCTAAAAGAATATACCGCTGTCGACATGGGGGTTAAATCATTTGCTGAGAATGTAGTATTACCTGGATTACAGAAAGACTTTCCATATAACCCTAAGATTGGTATATCGAGAGCTGATCCATCAGGTGTTAAACGTGATGAGATCATGGCTGAGTTCAGCTTTATAGGTGAGTTAAACAAGCTTGGTATCGAGACTTTACCAGCATCCACTAATGCCATAGATCTACGCATAAACGCTGTTAGGTTCTTCTTAAATCGCATGGTAGATGGCCAACCAGGATTCTTGATAGACCGTAAGAGATGTCCTATTACGTATAAGGGTTTCACCAAGGATTACATTTACAAGCGTGTAGCAGTAGCTGGTGATGAGCGTTACAAAGACCAACCTGACAAGAACATGGCTTCACATCCACATGATGCATTGCAGTACATAGCATTAGAGTTTGCGTCTGAACGATTAGCTAACGAGAAGAGCAAGAAATCAAGAGAAAGTGTTCATAACCCTGTGATGAGGATATTTTAGAATGAGATTTATAACATTTGATCGTGAATTAATTAATGTAAGCAATATTGGAATGATTACAAGAAGAACTGACAAAGATAAAAATGAAATAAATGGTTTCATGATTATTTTATCTTTTGTTCATCCTATTGTTTCTTATAGAGTTGATAAAAATGGTAGCGAAATACCCATGAAGTTTGATTACTTGACTGAATGGTTTGATTCAGATGAGTTAGATAAATTTGACACCAGAGATCAAGAATTGAGAGATATATTATCTACTTTGTAGGTTTTTAATATGTGGTTAAAGTCTCACAGATGGGTTGATGTTCCTGGTACACGAACAGAGAAAAGATTGATAATGAATGTTCGTGAATCATCTCACACGGCAATGGTGTTTGATAAGAAGTACTTGAACGTTGAGACTGGAAAGTTTGATACTGATAGGCTTTGTACGTTGAATAGCTTGTCATTAAATGATTTAGTTGAAGATGCCGTTTATCAAGATAATTGTTTAAATGCATATGTTAGACGAGCTAAAAGAGATAATGAAGAAATATCCAAAAATGTTTATAACTTTCCAAAGCATGTGCCTAAAGATAATGACTTTGATGCAGAAATAGAACGTGAAAAACGTCAAAAAGAATGGATAGCACAACAAGAAGTCATGCGAATTGAGGAAGAAGCGGTAAGAAAGAGGCACAGGGATGCATACTGGAAGGGTAAAGAAGATAATTTAAGAAATGTATATGCTAAGAAATTACAAGAAGCAGAAGAGAGGCAAATTAAGTTAAAAAAAGACCAAGAAGAGTACGCTAAGAAACTAGCTGAAGTGGAAGAAAGATTAATAAGGGAAAATAATGAGAGAAGGGAAAGATTAAAACAAGCTGGTTATTTAAGACACCTAGGGAACGTAATGCCTAATGTTTGGAGGCCTAAATGAGTAATACTAAAGAAGAAGATACAAAATATACTGCATATACTGCTTTTGATCGCATTGAAATCATGTCTCCAACATGGAAGGAAATAAAAGATTTATCTAAATGTCTAAATGAAGTCCTTAAAGAGAAAGAGCATGAAAAATAACAAAGCACAAGAATGCTATGATCTCATAAAAGGTTACTTCAAAGATGAACCAAAGAAAGCTATTGAATGGTTTCATGCTATAAATCCATCATTGGGCGGAATTAGACCAATAGAGATGATTAATAACAAAAGATCTGATAAGCTATTGATGTTTATTAAATCAAGGTTAGAGGGTTATTATCCGTGAATACATTTTGTATGGAAATAGGATCTTTTATTGATCCTGGTTCAAAAAGAGGTGGAAAAGCAGCTATAAATATACCTGGATTGGGTATGGTTATTGAAGATTATTATGATAAGGCTCGTGGATTTTCTACCGTGACATTGAGTAGAGAAAGCATGATTAAACTACGAGATTATTTAAATTTTGAATTAAGAGAATTTATCAAATGAGCGCATGTTACTGGTGGCATCAACATAGTGATAAATGTATTTATTGTGGGTGGAAAGTTGGTCAGAATTATCCATTAGCTATTAATTGGAGTATTTTATGCCGTTGAAAAAGTCAAAGAGTAAGAAAGCATTTTCAGAGAATATTAAGACTGAGATGAAATCAGGTAAACCACAAAAACAGAGCGTCGCGATAGCTTATGCAGTAAAAAGAAAAGCTGAGCATAAAGCTAAAAATAAAAAAGAATCTCCTAAACATAAAGCTATGAAAAAACATCTTAAGGATAAATACTAATGTCTGAGAAAAAAAAGTTCATCCAATCTGCTATCAAACATCCAGGTGCTTTGCGTAAATCATTACACGTGAAGAAAGGTGAAAAGATACCAGAAAAGAAGCTGGAAAAGGCAGAACACTCAAAGAATCCTACAACTCGCAAAAGAGCTGTACTCGCTAAAACCTTGAGGAAAATGCATAAATAATGAAAATCATGAAGCATATTTTTATCTTTTTAATGACATTTTTTTTTAATATTCAATGTTTTGCATGGATGGACAATAAATGTTTAACTAAAACATTGGATAATGTTTGTATAGCTTTATGCTATATTAACGATAATATAGCTATTACAAGACTTCATGAAGGAAAATGCATAAATGACAGATGATGAAAAACTTAAGCAACAAATGACATTCTTCGACTATATTTACCCTAGTATGAGCCGAAGAATAGATGATCTAGAAACAGATAATAGGTTATTGAATGACAAACAGTGCAGATTGAGCGCTGAATTAGAGATAACAAAAGATCATTTTATTCAGTACAAGAAAAAGATACAAAGAATTGAGCAATTTTTAATTGAAAAAGGCCTTATCAAGTTACTTAAGGATTAACTATGGACACCATGCAAGCGCCAAGAGATTTGCCGTTAGAAGATGTTAATGAGATGGAAGAAAGGCGAATTCAGCGATTGAACGATGCGCACATCAATGAGATGGATGTGTTGGCGCAAGCGAGGGATAACCTAAATATATGGCAGAACTATTTCAATGAGAACATGACTCGCGGCAAAGATGACATGAACTTTGCCTTACGTGATCAATGGACGGCAATTGAACGCTCTGAATTTAATCGATTGTTTAAAGTTTGCTTTACATTCAACAAGATGCTTGACCCCATCAATAAGATCGTAGGTGAACAACGTAAGAATAAGCCTGATTTAATGGTTAGATCCTTGACGGGTCGAGCTAGTCAAGACGATGTCAATTTACGAGCTGATTTGGTGAGAACTATAGCTTATCAATCTCAGAATGACTTAATTTACCAAAATGCATTTAGATTTGCCTTGTTGATGGGATGGGGAGCATTTCAGGTTGATGTAGATTATGAAGCGCCCATGTCATTCAACAAGATCATCAAGTATTTATCAGTCTCAGACCCAACAAGATGCTCATGGGATCCTGCAGCTGTTAAGCCTCATAAGGGAGATGGTGATTATTGTTCTAGGCAATATATCTATAGTAGGGAGCAATTTGATGCTACTTATCCTTATATTTATAACCCTGTATCTTACGCTGACCCGAGGATGTTTTTAGACTTTCAATGGGAGACAAGAGATACCATTGTAGTTTGCGATTACTTCGTTAAAGAATGGTTTCCAGTCAAATTATTAAAGCTTTCTGATGGGCGTAATGTTAGCGAGCAAGAATGGGAAGATATTCAAAAGAAAGAAATTAAAGTTAAAAAGGAATTGGCTGCTAGTAGCCAGGTTCCAGAAGTAATATTAGCCACCATTCCTAAAATTATGGGTGAGCGCCAAACTCAAGACTACAAGATTATGCGATATAGATTGATTAAAGATCGTATTATCGAGTTTAGCGAATGGCCATCCAAATATTTACCTATCATATTTGTAGACGGAAATTCTCATTTCATAGAAGGTCGTCAGTACACTAAATCATTCATTCATGAAGGTCGTGACGCTCAGAAGTTTATTAACTATGTAGGTTCTGAAATAGCTACTGAAATTAAGAATCGTAGACGTGAACAGTGGATG